TATGATCTTGGTAAGATCAACGAGCAAAGCTCGCCATCAGATTAGAATTTGCTAACTAATCTGGTCCACCCGCGTTTCAGCCGTACTCGCCGCGGGGCGAGCCGTTGAGGAACGTGAGAGCGTGCAGTATGTTCAAGTGAGCACACTGACTCGAGGACATCATTCCTATGATGAGTAGAACCTCTAGGTTCTACAGCCTCAACTCTGATAAGCGGTGTAACCCATAACTGATAATCCTTATGCCAATAGGTATAAAGAGCACCAGCGCTAGGTAACACATACTCAGCAATCCCGCCGTGGTCGATGTTGTTCGTTTTGAACAACTTGGACCATAACAGGCGACCGCGAAGAGGCCCGGAAGGGCATCTTCGAATGGTAGCCTGCTTTAGCAGTTGTGCCAAGTGCCTATAAGAGACTCTAGCAGCCTCCTCGTAGCCGGCTATACGAAATCGCATAGCCAGATCTGAGAGAGCCTGCAGATCCTCAAGGGTACTCGGTATCATCCTAGTCTTCCATCTGAGCGGAGTAACGTCTATGCCGTTAAAAGCATCAACGCCACATGACTCGCGGAAGGCTCCACGCCAAAAGGACTTAGTCCTGTTGACGCTCAATCCGAAGCTCTCAAGGTCAAATATGACCCTGGGACAAGCATCGGAAGGGATGATCAGGTCATCACCGAATACAAACACCCGATTGGGGTTCTTATAACCCTGATCAACGAGTGAAGCGACGCATATAGCCCAGAATACCAAACTCTGGACAGGAAACGTTGTTGCATTCCCCATCGGAGCATAGCAGTGTAGGTCAAGTGGTTCTGAATCACCGATCCTATATTTCTGAGCTCTACAGCATCCGAAGTACTTATAGTAAGGTCCAAATAGGACCTGTACAAGTGTTTCGGATATTCTATCGGAAGCTTCGCGGAGATCGATAGTGGCATAAATGCCACTAAGACTACTGCGAAGCGCGATCAGCCCATTAGGGTCCTGATCGAAGAAACGAACGTGGCCTCGCGGCCAACAATCGTATCGACGTGTGAGCTCGATTGCTCGAGCCAACTCCAACCAAAGCCCCTGTTGAATCCATATGGACTCAGCAGGGTGAACACAAATCAAGCGGGGCCCACGGCTATCCTTAGGGACAGCCTGGATCTTCGCTGTGATCTGATCATCATGCATCAGCTCATCCCATCGTTCATAACCATCTCCCCCTTGAAGGGAGAAATAGTCACTGAATGGGTAGAGAGCCTCGATAGTAGTGAACAACTTTGTCCACTGCCATTTGGGCGTCGTACTAGCACCGGGTCCATGTTTAGGGATAATATCCTTAGGACGGACCTTATGAAGCACAGCCTGACACAATCGGCGAGCGTTATTGAGAAGCCTAGGTGATTGCCTTATAAGGCTCTTACCGAACTCCCCAACCTCACGATTCGTAGCCTCAAAGGAGGCATACGCCGCACTAATCTGTGCGTCTGTATAGTCTACTTCGGCCTTATAGCAGAACAGTAAAAGCTGCCGCAACGACCGCATACATAGAGGATCCACCAAGGATCTTCGTGCGAGTCTACGCAGCTGAACTGGAAACCTTTCAAGATCGATCAACAGATCATTCTCTACGGCTTCCAGCACATGCTTTTCCAGCTTAGGAGCTTCATGAAGCACCCATTGCATCTCAGTCCAGGGCTCACGTATTTCAGAGAACCCGGATGACTTCGATACATCGGCTAGCAGGGCATTATATATATCATGTAGTATATTCATAACATTTGGATGTACCATACCTGACCGCTCTAAACAACCTCGCAAAGCGAGGTCTCAACTGTCACTTCCCGGTCTGCGCGCTAGGAGCCTTAATAGGCACCAAGATAGAGATGTTACCATCTTTATCAAGGCGTGCAGTACACCCACAGAGGGTGAGGAGAAGAATGTGGAGGCAGATCGCCTTTTCATTTTTCATTATTGGTGACAGCTTCCAGGATCCCCGCAGTAGCAATAAAAGCACGGAACGTCGCAAGTAGCGTCGTCAACCCTGCTCCAGTTGCTGTCTGTGGAATTTGGATCGTTACCGCTAGGCTCTGCTCGACAATAACATTGTTAGAATCGAGTTCGAACCGTCCAATACGAACATTATGCCGGCGACCCGGAACCCCAGTGGGTTCCGTGTAGTCCTGCGATCGTATTGTCATCGCGTCGGGAGTGGAAACACCCCTGGCGACAGATGAGCGTCTGGATTCGTCTTTAGCATCGTAATTCTTTGCGAAGACGACTGAGTTATATGTTTGGTCAGCATTCATAGTACATGATATTACCATCACAATGACAACTAACGGTTCGCTGCAGAAAGTTTCTGCAGAATCAGTGCAGCAGAAATGCCACACTGAGTTTTTCCAAACCGTGGATTCCACGTAGGGCTACCGTAGCCCTGCGGAACCAGACTTCTAACGTAGTGGCTATAGGATACAGATCCAGTACCCACGTTTGAGAGGACGGCTCCGCTACACGGCGAATGCAGTGTAACGAATTGGTCAGACTCAAGGACGTACTTCTCACTCCGAGTGAAGGATTGAATCTTATACGGTGGTACCCTTAAGGTATCATCAAAACGCATAAGTAATCCTCTCAGGTCAACAAACCAATCAGCAACGAAGGTCCAGGGTAAATGTTCCCAGACAAGCGAAGCTGGTCCAGTCGCAAAACGCGACATGGCACGGTCTAATGCCTGAAAAAGGCCAGACAGGTATTTAACCTGCGGCCTGACGACGAGTACATATCCGATGACAGGAGGAATAGAAGACCTCCCTTGCCATTGTAGGGTAGTTGAGGGATAGCCGTTAAGGCTTCTCTCAACCTCACTACGGTCGGTATAGCTAGCATTACCCTTCTTAAAGATAGAGTAACGTGAAGCTTGACCATCGGCATGCCTAGCAATGTCAGATGCCATCTTTGGCATGTACTTCCAAATAGCGCTAACATCACCTAGAATGGGGGAAACCCCAAATTTCCAGGCAAGATAAGCGCCAGAGGCAGTACGAATAACCTTCCTAAGCTGAGTCCAGTTGCGCGCCATTTGTGGTATGCAGCTGGTCAACTGAGTCAAGGAAGGCCACACCTGATTACCCTCTACTAAATCAAGCAGAATATCTGCTTGGAGCCCATTGGCTCTGGAGTAGAGGTCGTTCTTGAGCGAGTTTTCGTTCAAGGACGGATAGGTCACAGTCCAGTCCACAGGAAACGCAGTAAGATCCCCTTCGCCGGTAAGAACCGGCCAGGTAACCATATTGCGCATATACCATAGGTTGTCAGCGGCTCTGTAGCCGCTTAGGCTAGGGTAGGTGGTAACATTGGGACCAAGTCCCGCTATGCTCCCAAATGCGTACAAAGGACCAGGGTCGTTAACTTTAACGATCATTTTCCGATGCCGCACACCATGGGGTTGTTTCCTACCAGTACCTCCATCTAAGCTCTCTTTGAGCGAAGTAAGAGGGACTGCAGGAGACGCAGGAGCATCATACGAACCATAGGTTCGTGGAATGCCCGAATCACAGTAGTCCGAATAGTAAGGCGTTAGCCCTACAGCCCGGTCTACTGTGTCAATAACTGTGTATCGTTGTTTCATCTGAGTTTAATGAAGACGTG